ATTACCTAAGTCTATTTCAGCTAAACCATCAGCGTCAAGATAAACACCATCTGGAACCATTTTAGACATTACTTGCTGCAGCTTTAAATGTGTAAGCTGAATCATATCTGCAAAACCTGTAATACGCTTAACTAAAGACTCTATTTTACCTTTGTACATTCTAGGCGCTACGATACTGTAGTTCATTTTAACTTTAGTAAAATCACTTTTAGGTCTCATCATGTTCTTTGACATCTCCCATTTAAGCAATTTGTTTGTCCCTAAAACTATAGCGCCTTCGTACAAGCACTCTATTGATCTTTGTAATTTAGAGAAGTTTTCAGCGTCTTCAGGCGGGTTAAAGCTATCGTCTTTTTCTATAACTTTATTAGCCCCACTACCTGTTTCTTTAACTTTATACACCTCGTTCATGTACGTTTTATAATTAAAATACAGTACAGAAACTTTGTTGTTGTCTTGATTCTCATAACCTCCACCTCTATGTTTATTAGTCTGAGGAGCTGAGTTTGTTTCGTTTATTTCTTCTAGATCAGATTCCTCTAAATGCGGAAATTGTTTAGCTAATTCATTTATAGGTATTGTTTTAACTTCACCAACATAATATATGTCATCAAAGTAAGGAGACTCTGTGTAAGAGTAAACCAAGTTAGCTGGGTCAACATAGTCTATAACCACACCTTCAGACGTGTTAAAACTAGTTTTTACCGCGCCAATACCTAATACAGTTAGATCGTAAAAAAATTGCTTTTTAATTAAATCGTACTTGTTGCCTTCCATTAAAACTTTTATAGCTTGCTCTTCAGCTATTTCTACGGCCTGTTTGTAAGTTAGCTGCATGTGAAGCTCTAGCTCTTCTTGTGTCTGTGGTAAAGTTTCAGGATCGTTTTCATACAAGTTCATGCCAAACTCTTCAGCCGCAAAGTCATTCATTTCTTTAGCTGCCATGTCGCCAAGTATACTTTCCATATACTCTGTTCGTTTAGCAACGCCATTAGGATCTTGAGAATACGCTTTAATATCGTATACGCGTTCTGCTATGCCGTTAACCACAATGTCTACAAACTTAGGTATAATTGGCACCGGCGTCCAGTCTAAGTTTAAATATGATAAGTCGCCGTTTATAGAAAGCTCGTCTTTGTACTTCTTTATTGACTGTTCTCCTCTAGCGTATAATCTTAACCTATGAAAATCATTTTGATAACTTTCATATCTGTCAGTTCCGCTGTTGTCGTTAAACCATTCTGACTCTATAGCTTTAGCTACTTTTAAGCCGTAGTCGTAACTTATTTTTTCTGCGTCGCTAACGACTTGACTTGGGAAATAATTTTTTATAACAGACTCTGCCATATTTTTATTTTATTATTTTTGATGTGTTACCAGTGTTAGTATATCTTGATATGTTAAGGTTTAATGCTGGTTTCTTTGTTTCGGCATGAGGTGTATATAAATGTCTATTACAAGCCATTATAGCTAAACCAGAACTTATCGCGGCATCAAACTTTGTACGCTTGTTTATGTCAAACCTACTCCACTCGTTAAGGGTTTGGTTGAAATACACGTTGCCGTAGTCGCCGTCACCTTTGTGGCCTACATGGTCTTGTATGTACATCTCTATTGCCGCGGCGTGAGCTTGCTTTATGTCTTCACTAGAGTTTGGTATACCACCAACTTCTTTTTCTGCCACAGACAACTTGTTCCATGTTTTGTCTGGTCTATTCATGCTAAAACCTCTATATCCTCTACGCTTTAAATAATAAAGCAATCTAGGTTTATTGTTCTCAGCGAGCAATGGCATACCATAAAACACTAAAGCCATTAATACGTCTTCAAAAAATATTTCAGCGGTTTGTGGTCTTGCAATGTATTCTAAGAACATATGATTTGGTGGAGCGTCTTCCATAGAAAACTTTGTTAAACCATGTAAAGCACCTTTAGATCCTTTACCGTCTACTGTTCCACTAATATCGTAGCTATCACACCCAAATGCACCAACGTGCTCATTACCCGGGTGTTTAACTCCGTTCTTTATTATAACTCTATTCTGAAGGTCTACAGGTGGAACCCAACTAATGTTGAACCTACCTTTTGGGTCTGGATAAAAAACTACTTTTGTGTCTTTTACTCCGTTTACCCATTGGAAATTACCCGTGTTAACTACAGAGCTATTCCTAATACCCTCGTTGTAATCTATCTGCTCGTATATCTTAACTAAATTAAATATACTATTTTTCGCCTCATCTCTGAAAGCGTGTTCTTCTGTTCTTGGAAACTGACGATAAAATTCATTTAAACCATCTTGATCTCCTTTTAATCCATCAGCTTCATTTTCCCAGTGCTCAATAATACCTATGTCTATTAGTTCACCGTCGGGTCCACAAATGTCTCGTCCGGGAGTATTAAACACAGGGGCTCCAAATTCATCAATGAATCCTTCATAGTTCCATTCCATTGGGATAAACAAAGAGTATAAACCAGAACGTGTTTGACCATTTCTATTTCTTTTTGTTGCATCGCTGTCTTGATACAACTTTTTAAAATTATCTCCACCCTTATCAAGAGCGTTACTTGTTGATCCCATCATGCACTTGCCAATAATCCTACTACCTAGTCTAAGACACGTTTTAGTAACGCGCCAGTTGTTAAGTATGTTATCGGGTCTTTCCCACTTACCGCTTTCATCGTGAACTAGCAGCGACAGCTTTTCACCATCATAACTATTATCACCTGTATTCTTCCAATCAATCGTTGTGTCAAGACCTTTTATCTCCTCTAGTTTCTCGTTGACCTCTATTTTCTTACGGGTAAACTTACTCGCAGGTACACGATACGCTAGCTCAGACTTAGGTCTATCCATACCATCTTGAATAGGTTTGAAGAAAAAAGGATAGTTTATAGATATAGGTACAACCTTGTCAGTAAACATCTTTTTCGCATCAGCCCCACTTTTGGATAGTATTCCATATCTAGAGTCACTTGATATTGTAGCTAAATTAACGGTTTCAGCTGAAGACATAAAAGAAAAACCAGAACGCCTATTTTTAAGATAACACATGCCGTAGCATCTTTTGTCAGCCTTGCAAGCTTCCCAAAATATAAAAAACAACCTATTAGCTTCTCTAAAGTCTGGAGCACCAACATCTATTTTCGACCATTGGAGGTACATGTAGTGAGCTCCTGTAATATAAGTTGGAACATCAGCATTGCGAAACCAGAAACCTTCATCTCTTCTTTTAAATTCTTCATCTATGTAGTCGTACCATTGTTCTTTTTGCTCTTCTGGATATGATCTCCAATCAAATATATTCTTTATTTTTTCTAAAGGCTTAGGGTATTGTATCTTACGCCATTTGTTATCTTTATTAGCATGGACATTGCTAGGCGCTTTTGGTAAAGCTATTTTTAAGTTTTGAAGCTCATATATCTCTCCTATTTGACCAGTTCTTGAAATAACAACGACATCGTGCTCTTTGTTGTAGCCGTACTCCCATTTTTTACCTTTATTAAGTCTACTGATTGTAGTTTTCTTAATAGGTTCAATTATACTATATAGTGTCTGCTCGTAACTCATTTAGATCTTCCTTCAGCAAATCCTTTGAATACACGCTCTTTCTTCTCTTCAGGTTCTTTTCCATCGAGTAACGCCTCTTCCTCTTGTATTCTGTTAAGTATCTCGAATGCATCAAATATAGCGAGTTTCTTCGTTGCAGCGGCGTTTTTAAGTCTGTCAGCAGTAATATCATCACCACTATCAACAATAGCTTCTTTAGCCACTTTGATAAGCTCTTCAACTGCTCTATGCCCAGCTTGGATTATACTCTTCTTCGTCTCCTTGATATTCATATTTAATTGTAATAAAACTAGATAGTACTCTATACAACCTCTCTCCTTCTATAATAAACTCATATTTAGAGTTTGGTCTTACACCTACAAGATCACCTAAGTCTACTGTTCCGTCTGTATACTTAACTATACCTACTAAAGGTCTTTCAGAGTCAGTATTATACTTGTCAATAGCTTTAATAGGCTTTACAAAGCAATAGCCTTTTGGAGCTGTATATTTGTTATTTCTTTTAATTAAAAATATTTGATCTATAGAAACAACGTATGTATGCTCATCTATAAAGCTTCTGCTATTTTTTTCTCTACCCTTAACATCGTGCCATCTTCTAAAAACGTTGTGATGAACTATAACTTCATCTCCAACTTTAATGTCTGTTTGCCCAACTGTTGGTACAGCTAAAACTTTAGCTAACCTATTAACGTGTTGATGGTTAAATATCTCACTGTTAACTATTAAGTCTTTATCGCCAACTTTCTTAACGTTGTTGTATCTTTGCCCAACAGGCGTTATAACAAAGTCATAGACACTTTTCATTAATATTGAAGATTGTATTCAATTGAAACAGCCATGTTTTTGTTAAAATCTTTCCAAGGTAACACGTCGTTGCCTTTTCTGATATAGATAGAAAACTTATCATCTTCTTCGATTATATCACAGATAGTATGCCCTCCATAGACCTCTTGGCCTACGGAGTAATGCATAGCATCTATTTTATAATCTTTACCTATTGTGATTTTACGAATTAGCTTGCTCATCTTCTTCGTATTTTATAGTACCATCTTGAATAGAAATATTACAAGTACCGTATTCATCTTCAAGAGACTGTTGAAGTTCTTTTATAGCAGCTTGCATTTGCTCTGCTTGATGAAGTATTTGGTGCTTTTGAACTTCTAGCCTACCTAAGTTAGCGTGACTTTCATTTATTGCAGATACAACACCTTGTAGCTTTGCTAACTGCTCATCATTGATTTTACTTGGCTTAAGGTCTTTGACCTTTGCCGTCTTTCGTTTTGCCATAATTTAATTTAATTTAATTGTTAATTGTTAATTGTTAATCTATGCTATGCTTAGAGATCATATTGTCAGATATTTCTTTAACT